AGCAATAAGGGAGAGTTTTATAGCGACGCTTGCTGATATCCTACAGATTCCAGATTGGTACAAAGATGCTAACTGTGTTGGTACAGACCAAGATGAGTTTTTTCCAGAGAGAGGTAGTAGTACTGTAATTGCAAAGGCAATTTGTAAAGAATGTAAAGTTCGAGAAGAGTGTCTAGAATTTGCAGTAGTAAGAAAAGAACGATTTGGAATATGGGGTGGTAAATCTGAACGAGAACGCAGAGCCATTAGACGAGAACGAAGAAAAAAAGGCGAAAAGTTTTAAAGTTCCTGTTTATTACTGGGAGATAATATTGACTAAGGGAGATGACCCAATGCTATTTGGACCATTTACAAGACATGAAATGTTCTACTACCTAGAAACACAGGGGTATGAAATACCCTATAAGATTAAAAGGCTAAGACCAGATGGAAGATAAGTTCGTAATACTAGATTTTGAGACCACAGGTGCAGATATATTACACACACCCCCTGTAATGAATGGATATTTTAAGTCAAAACTATGGTATGACCCTATTGAATTTGCCATGATAGATTTATCTAGTGACCAAGAGTACCATTATTTCATAGAACCACACACAGATTTTATTAAAGAAGGCATACCTTGGGCTACTGATATCCATGGATTTGAGAAAGATGACTTTGTTAAACGTAATGATTTACAGAAATGGGAAGATATCTACCCAGAAATACAGAAAGTTCTTACAGGTAAGACTGCTGTTGCACATAATGCTTTTGTTTTTGACCAGCAAGTTATGGAACAAACCTGCGAGAAGTATCAAACTCTAGTTCCATTATGTAAATGGAGGGATACTAAAGCGGAGATTAAGCAAATGTATCCAGATAAAGCTCATAGTCAAGTTGATGTAGCAAAGTGGATGTTAGATGAGGAGTATAAAGCACACTCTGCTATTGAAGATGTTCGTATGTTGGCAAAGATTTTTAAATACATAAACGAAAAACCTGCTTGGATTTTCGTATAAGGTTCTTGACTTAATTTTTATATTGTCTAATATTTCTTATACACCAACAAAAGTTGCGTGGTAAGAGAGATTATCAAAAGGATATCTCAAAAAAGAAAGAGGATAAAATGCGTAATGCAAAAATCACATTGCCTATTCAGGCAATTCGTACACTAACTTCTTTAACTGATAAGAATGTTAAAGAATACTATGGATATATCAAATGTAAGGATTTAGCTGAAGCTGATGAATTACCAGATAATCCAAATCCAAGAAAGCCAATAGCTGACAAAGCATCATATAAAGAAATGGTTGCAGCTCTTACTGATGAGCAAGAGACGCCAGACTTATTTATGTTTGCAGCACTTGGCATACATATCTTTGCTACTGATGCAGTAGTAGAAGATAATTCAATAACACTTACGCTATCAAACAAAGATGGTGTTGTTAATGGTGGACACTTGTATGGTGCTATTAGAGAGAATAGTAATTCTATTCCAGAAGATAGGCTAGTTAGAGTGTTTATTATGACTGGTGTTACAGATGAAAGCACAAGACTAAATATCTCTATTGGTCTCAACAACTCATTACAAGTCAGTGATGAATCATTGTTGAACCATAAGGGAGAATTTGAATGGATTAAAAAAGGTTTCAAGAATACGCCTTATGAAGATTCAATAGTCTATTTCCAAGGAGATGAAGGTACTATAAAAGTTAGAGATATTCTTTCTACTGTATATTCATTAATCCCAGATGGTTCTGAATTAACAACTAAACCTATAAATAAAGTATGGGCTTATGGTGGCAAAAATAAAATTGTTGCACGTTATGAGGAATCTAAAGCAGAATACAAGAAGTTTGAGTCTAGTCTAAAAGCTATATATAAATTCAAAGACTATGTACAAGAAACTTCTTATCCAATGTGGTGTGAGGCTACAGGCGAAACTATAGATGATACTCCATTTATATTTTCCAAATGGTCTAACAATAAAAACCAAACACTATTCATTGAAGATGATAAAGAAATGGAATACGTACTACAACAAGCAGTACTCGTTCCTGTTCTTGCTTCTTTCAGAACAATGATTGCAATGGAAAAGAAGTTCGACTTTCACAAGGCTAAAACTGTTTGGGATAATATTGGAGTTAAGCTGATGCAAAAAGGTGTCAGAGTAGCTAGACAGTTTGACCAATTAAGACCAGTAGGTTACTGGCAACCAATGTGGTCAGAGATGTTTGAAGATGTAGGAGAAGAATTACAATCTTTAAAACAAAGTAGACTATCTGCATAAGTTGATATACTAGAATCGTAATCGTCTATGGACTTGTTCATAGGAAGAATACTTTTCAGTCATAAGATTAAGGCCGTCCTGCGAGGCGGCCATCTTATTTAAATACCAAACCCCTATGGTATATTTATAGAACCATGATTCAAGATTTTATATACGCAGGTTACAGATTTAAAAAAGAAACTCTTAAGAATGAAACTCTTGTAATTATGTTTGAAAAGAACGAAGCAGTTCAACAGATGATAATCCCAAACGAAATAAATATTTTTGATTACATCGATGCTTACCTTAATAAATTTATTAGACAGTCAAATACCACAAGGTATATTAAGAATAAGTAATATAAAGATGTCGGCATCCACACCGACCTCCTCCCATCATCGGCTGTCCATAGGATAGCCGTATTCAAAATTACTACTATAATTACTCTATGCCTAGATATGAACATAAATGTATTAAAGATATTTGCGAATTTCTTTTTGAAGTTACTTATGGAATTAAAGAAGAACCTCAAATAAATTGTCCTAAGTGTTCTAGTCCTACACAAAGACAAATTTCTAGAAACGTTATGTTTGAAACTCCTGTTGATGTAGAATGGGAAAAAGACCCAAGTGATTTATCAGTCACTTCATATAAGAAATATAGTGAAGCAAAGAAAAGAAAGTTTAGGTGGTAATATGTCAGGCTTTGACATGAGAGATGATGAAACATATTCTGAATACAAATCAAGAAAACTTAGAGAGAAAGGTCCAGGGTTTCATGTAGCTATGGGACAAAAAAGATATAATCCTGATGACCCAGCTAAAAGTGAAGCGGCTCAAAGAGCTCGTCGTAATAGAAACAAAGGTAGAAGAAAACAAAACCTTGCTCGTAAAAAATTAAAGATACCAAATACTAAGTTCAGGTCGATGATGGGACATGAAGAAAGTTGGTTAGGTCAAGTAAGAGTTGAAGTAAAAGCTGGAAAGCAAGTTCAGACCTTATGGACTAAATTTAAAAATGCTAAAGCACAATCAGATTCTAACAATACAGCAATAGGTAGTAACAAACCATTTGTATTTGTTGCAATGCCTGATGGAACTTCTGATGGTTTAGTAGTTATGGAGTTAGACAGATTGGAGGAAACAGTATTTGCGTTGCTTGAAACGTGGGAAGAGTACGATGAAGAGTAATGGTTAAATACAAGGGTGTTCTCCCTGCACTTCATGAAGCACAGAAAACTGTAGCGGAATCTGAAGCTAGGTGGAAAGTTCTTTGTGCTGGTCGAAGATTTGGTAAGACACGTCTTGGTGTACAGATGTGTATGGAAAATGCTTTAGAAGGTAAAAGAGCTTGGTGGGTTGCACCAACATTCGCAATTGCTCGTGTAGGTTGGAGAGCTATTGAAGCAGCAGCTATGTCGTTCCCCGAAAAGATAAGACCTAAAGTTTCTATTGCAAACATGGAAGTTCATTTTGAAAATGGTGGTTTTATTGCTGCTAAATCTGCTGATAATCCACAAAGATTAAGAGGTGAAGGTCTTGACTTTCTAGTTATGGATGAAGCAGCTTTTGTAAAACCAGAAGTGTGGAGAGAAGTTCTAAGACCAACACTTACAGAAAGAAAAGGTAAAGGTTTATTTATTAGTACTCCAATGGGTATGAACAATTGGTTTTATGATTTATGGCAAAATGCACAAGATGATGATAATTGGGAAACATTTAGATTTTCTACATTAGACAACCCAGCTATTGACCCTGACGAATTAGAAATTGCCAAGAAAGAAGTTGGTTCTATTATATATACGCAAGAGTATTTAGCAGAGTTTGTTGAAGATGGTCAGTCTCTATTTAAACCTCATTGGTTGAATTATTTTCAAAAAAGTGAAGATGGTTTATGGGTAGGTGGTGGTGGTTCATGGGACCCATTAGAACTACAACACTTTGGTGCAGTTGATATTGCTGTAACTACTGCTACTTCTTCAGACCATACAGCACTAGTAGATTTTGCTAAACATAACGATGGTACATTGTTTGTTAATGATGTAAAACAAATTAAAGTAGAAGGACCTGATTTATTTCCAGAAATAAGAAATATGTACGATAGATATAACTGGTCACATGTTTGTATTGAGAATGTCGGCTTATCTAAAACAGTTTCTCAAATGCTTCAAAGAGAGGGATATAGGGTACAAGAAATGAAAGCAGATAAGGATAAAATAACCAAAGCTTTACCTTTATCGGCTAGGATGGAGTCTGGAGATGTACTTTTAAAAGCGGAAGCACCATGGCTACCGAACCTAGAGCGTGAGCTCCTTGCATTTCCGCTAGGTTCGCATGATGACATGGTAGACGCTATGGCACTTGGAGCTCAAGAGATGCAAAAAAAACGCGTCTGGGAAGCGTATTAATAAATGGCAGAAAGAAATAGATTTCAAAAAGCCTTCGATGCCTTAACAGGTAGGGACATCGGAAGCAAAACTGCAGCGAATTATAACCAAACTTATGGTACTGATTTGTCTGTATATGGATACAATACTACAGCAGGATTCTGGGAATCAGATAAGCTAAGAGAAATAGGCGATGGCTCTGCTAACTCCGCAGTTATTGCTTGTTTAAATGTTTTATCTACAGCATTTTCAGAACCAACATTGCAAGTTGTTAAGACAGATAGTTTTGGTAATAGAGATGTACAGACAAATCATCCTATAACTAATTTATACAAGAGACCTAATCCTTTTATGTCTGCTGGTCTTTTATCTCACTATATAGTTTTAGCAATAAATACAATCGGAGATGCTTTTCTTTATAAAAACAGAAACTCAAGTGGTAAAGTAGTACAACTTGTTCCTATTATGCCTAACTTAGTTGAGGTAAGGGGAAACGAAAACGAACTAATTACACATTATGAATATTATCAGAATGGTAAAGGTGGAGAAAATTTAAAGATTCCAGTAGATGACATAGTACATATCCGACAAGGAATAGACCCTAACGACCATCGAAGAGGACATGCTCCCCTTAAAGGTGTGTTGAGAGAAATACTAGGTGATGAATCAGCAGGACAATGGTCAGCTGCCTTATTGCACAATATGGCTGTACCAGGTGTTGTTCTTTCTCCACGTAACGATTCTCTTGGAGGTCCAACAAGAGAAGAAGCCGAAGCTATATCAGAATCTTATAAGCAAAAATTTGGTGGTGCTAATAGAGGTGCTCCAATGGTTTTGTCTGGTTCTATGAATGTAGATATTGTTTCTTTCTCACCTGACCAAATGAAACTACAAGAATTAAGAAGATTACCAGAAGAAAGAATATCTGCTGTGTTGGGTGTTCCTGCAATTCTTGCTGGTCTTGGTGCTGGTTTAGATTCAGCAACTTATAACAATACAAGAGAATTAAGAGAGTTCTTTACAGAACAAAAACTCATACCTTTATGGAAAATGGTTTCTTCAGAATTAACTCATCAACTATTAGAACCAGATTATGGAATAACTGATGGTGGTGTTTGCGAATTTGATTACACAAAAGTAAGAGCATTATCAGAAGATATGGATGAACTTTACAAGAGAGTAAACACTGGTGTTCAAGGTGGCTGGATAACTATTGGTGAAGCTAGAAAAGTTGTAGGACTTGAAGCAGACGACAGACATGATATTTATTTAAGACCTCTTAATACAGTACAGATTACTGAAGATGGACAACCATTATTAGAAAGAGATAGATTTTCTCCAGATGAAGGAAAAGCTTTACTAGGTTCTGTTGCATTGCCACCAGAGTCTACAAGACAAGACGTTGTTGAATCACCACAAAGAATATCAGAAGATAAATATATTGCTGAAATGCCTAACGGTGCATTTTGTGTAGTGAGTCATTATGACAATGAAGTAATTAAATGTTTTAAAACAAGAGCTGAAGCTGAAAAGTTTTTAGCAAGTATGAAAAAAGCTTTAGCAGAAATGGAAGAAATAAAAGTTTCTACAGAAGAAGCTGAAGCATTGGAAGAGATTGATTCTGATTCATGGCGTAGTGAGAAGAAAGAAAAACCAAAAAAAGATAGAACAAACTTTCCTAGCCCTGGAGATGATAGAGCAGTAAGAATATCTAATTCTAAATACAAAGAGTTTCCATTTGCTTATGCAAAAGATTTAAAAGAGAACTGGCCTGAGATTTGGAGATTAGCTGGTAACGGTGGTAATCCTCCAACATCTTTTACAGGTAATGATGCTTACAGAAACTGGGCTAAATATAAAGCTGGAGATAGAAGTGAAGCAGTTCTCAGCTGGGTTCGTAGAAGAGAACGATACATGGGAAGACATCAAGGTAATACAAGACTTAATGGAACAATAGCAAACATTAAATGGGGTGGTGTTTCTAATATTGGCGTTCCTGCTATGAAAAAAATAATTAATGAAAGAAAAGAATTAGTTCGTAGAAGAAGAAAGAAAAGTTTAGAAGTTGCAAATGAAATACTTGATGAAGCATTTGCATCAAAGGTTTCTGCTAATGTCAGAAAGATACTTACTAACAAGGTTAAAGAACATAACGATGGAAGTCCTAAGTATAAAACAAATCTTAGAACTTTAGTTTCTGTGTTCAATAGAGGTGTAGGTGCTTATCGTACTAACCCTGGCTCAGTAAGAGGTAATGTAACATCTGCTGACCAATGGGGAATAGCACGTGTAAACGGGTTCCTTCATGCATTGAGAACTGGTAAGTTTAAGAGAAAACCATACGATACCGACTTGCTGCCTTCTTCACACCCTCTCTCATCTAAAAAAAGTGGGGAGAAAGCATCAAGCGTTAGAGTTGGTCAATCTGTCAGTTGGTCAATAAATAAGGACCCCGACCCACCTTCAACAGTACATGGTGTAGTAATATCAGTCGATGGTAAAGAAGCTACAATGCAGGTTTGGGCAATATTAGAAAATGGTAAACACAAAAAAACAGATAGAAGTGTAACCATGCCAATATCAAAGCTAACTGTAATTAAAGATATAACAAAAGAAAAGACACTAAATTCAAACACCTCTGTTTAAAATAATCTTATATAACTGTAATTACAGAGGAGCATTTGCATGCAAGAAAGAGAAGTAAAGAATATAGACTTTAAATTTGATGAAGACTCCGAAGGTAAAGTCTCTGCTGTCTTTTCTGTTTTCAATAATCTAGATTCCGATGGAGACATTGTTCTCCCAGGTTCAATAAAATCAGGTTTCAAGTCTGGTGATGTACCTATGGTATGGGCTCATAAATGGGATATGCCAATTGGAAAAGGTTACATTAGAGAAGATGGTGACAAAGCTACATTTGTTGGTGAGTTTTTCATGGACACAGATTCAGGACAAGAAGCCTACAAGTTAGTAAAGAACATGGGTGACCTTCAACAATGGTCATTCGGATATAGAGTCAATGATTCTGAGTTTGGTAAGCATAAAGATATGAAATCAAATGAAGAAGTTGATGCAAGATATTTAAAAGATTTAACTGTATTTGAAGTATCTCCAGTACTAGTTGGTGCTAATCAAGATACTTATACATTATCAATTAAATCTAATAACGAGTTATTAAAAGAAATTGCAAAAGAAGGTAAGGCATCTGTAGGTAAAGATATGTTTGACAATCCAGGTGAAGCTATGGAAAGAGCTAAAGAAATGGGTTGCGATGGTATACATTCTCATGATGAAGATGGAAAAACTATCTATATGCCATGTAAAACACATGAAGAATATGAAGATGCTATAAACGGTGATGATGATGCTGACGACATGAAAGAAGCTAAAACTCATACAGAGCAACACGCTGCTATGGAAGCATTAGGAAATATCACACAAGAAATGAAAGAAATTCTTGCTGCTATTCCTAAAGACGAAGATGCAGACTTACCACAATGGTGGGTAGATATGCTCAGAGAAATAGCTGAAAAAATGAAAGTGGCTAAAGATAATCTTGTAGAACCTAAGCCAGAAAAAGTATTAGAACAAGTGTATGAAGACCCTGCAAAAGCATTAGCTGAAGCAGAAGCTGAAGGAAAGACAATAACAATTGTTGAATCTGAAGGTAAGTCTTATTACAAAGTAAGTGAAAGTGTTGAAGAAGAAACGCAAGATAATGTTTCTTTTTCACAACAAGTCAAAGATGTGCTTGCTGCATTTAACGACTTGATGGCACGAGCTACCGCCATTGCGATGTTACGTGCTAAGGATGGAAGGAAACTAGGTATGAAAGCTACTGACGCTCTTAGAGCGGTACAGGAAGATTTACAAGATGCCTGGTCTGAAGTCGATGAATTCATAACTGAATTCGGTGCTGCTGATTCTGCTGCTGTAGAAGAACTAGAAACCGAAGTAGAGGAATCTGCTGAGGAAGAAGCTTCTGATGTAGAAGAAGTCGAGACTGAAGTGACAGAAGAACCTGTTGATGAAGTCGAAGTAATCGAACCTGAAGTAATTGAAGAGGAAGAAACTGAGGAAGAGGTTGAAGAGGAGTTAGCTCCTGCTACAGCTGAAACCGAAGAAGAAGTCTCTGCTGATACTGAAGAAGAGATTATTGATGAAGAATCAGATGCACTATGGGCTGAAGGTCAAGCATTAATTGCAGAATCTTTGGAAGCCGACTTAATCGAAGAATAATCAAAATATATAACAGGAGATTAAGTTAAAAAATGAGTAGACCAAAAGAACTCAAAGAACAAATTGCTAAATCTCGTGAAGAGCTTAAAGCTGCTTTTGATTCACAAGAAGACGGCAAGTACTCTGCTGAGGCCAAAGAAAAAATCAAAGGTCTCAACACTGAACTAGCTGGACTTGTTGATGATTTAAAAATTGAAGAAGCAAAAGCTCAAAACGAAAAAGCAATGGAAATCAATGATACACCTGTTAACGCTATTCCAAATGCAGACGTTCAAAAAGCTGGAGTAAAATCCATCGGTGAATTGTTTGTTGGAACTGATGCTTATAAAGCATACAATGACAATGGCGTAAAAGGTGTAGATTCCAATGTTGAATTCAAAACAACTTTGAATACAACAGGATATGCTCCTGAGAGCCTTAGAGCTCCAGGAATCTTGGAGACAGCTCTTCGTAATCCAGATAGCGTTATTGGATTGTTTGACCAAATTCAAACTAACCAAAATGCATATGTGTATTTAGAAGAAACAACATTCACCAACAATGCTGGTGCAGTTGCTGAAGCTGCTGACATTAGTACATCTAATGAAGGTGCTTTAGCATTTACAGAAAGAACAGAATCCATCAGAAAGATGGCTACATTCTTACCTGTAACTGACGAATTGTTAGCTGATGTTGCTGGAATTCAAGGATATGTCAATTCAAGATTATCAACAATGATGAAATTGAATCTTGACAACCAATTAATCAATGGTAGCGGTTCAGCTCCTAACTTGACAGGTGTGTTACAAAAATCAGGAATTAACACATTTGACTATACAGGTGACCCATATGGTGGGGAACTTGGAAAGTTAGGTCAAATTTACCAAGCTATTACCGAAATCAGAAAAGATGCATTTGTTGAACCAGATGCAATCGTAATGCACCCATCAGACTGGTATGACCTAGTTACATCAGTTACTGATATAACAACAAGCGGTTCTAAGAACCCATTATTTGTTGTTGCTGGTGGATTCGGTGATGCACCTTCTCCAAAACTATGGGGACTTAATGTTGTTCCTTCAACAGTTATTGCTGCTGGAACAGTATTAGTAGGTAAATTCGGCGGTGGAGACGCAGCTCAAGTAATTATGAGAGAAGGCGTTGACCTTGCTGTTTCTGATAGCCATTCAGATTTCTTTGCGAAGAATCAATTGGCAATTAGATTGACAATGCGTTTAGGTTTTGCAATTTACAGACCAACCGCATTCTGCTCAATTACAAATATGTAATTAGTATTTGTTTTTTGGGGGTGGTTCGTACTGCCCCCAAAAACATTAAGGAGTAAAAGATGGAACAAAACCCAAGAACAAGATTAAATCCTTTTGGGATGATACAAAGAGATAAAGAGTTCTTTGATAAGTCTCAAGAGATTATTGACAGTTTCAGGAAAGTGGAGCCTGAATTAACACAGGAGAAAAATGCCTTACCACAAGAAGCCGAAGAAGAGTAAAAAACCAAAGAAGCCAAGAAAGTAAGGTAGGATAGATTATTATGTACACAGTATTAGAAGAGAACGTTTATAGACTACCTGACGGAAAAATCTGGAAAGGTGCCCCTGCTGATTTACCATTTGCTCAAGCAGATTTAATTGCTAAAGCTGGTAAAGAATACCCAACTGAGTGGTTAAAAGAGCAAGGTGCTTTAGAAGAAAAGAAAGCTCCTGCTAAGAAAGCTGCTCCAGCAAAAGCAAAAGCACAAAAGCCAGTAGAAAATAAATCTGTCAAAGTAGAAGAATCTAAATCAGAAGACAAGTAACACAGGAGGTCTAACTCATGGCTTTCTGTACAGCTGCAAATGTAGAACAGTATGTTCAATTTGCATTATCTTCAGATTTAGAATCACATCTTACAGATAACATTATTCCACTTGTAGAAGCTGCTATAAAAGAGTATGTAGGATATGATGTTGAACAAGCATCACATACTGAAACTTTTACAGGTGACCAAACAAAAGATATATTTTTAACACACCTTCCTATTAATTCAATTACTTCAATAGTAGAAGACGACACAACACTAGAAGAAGGTAACTCTAAAGATTTTGTTAAATATTCCAATGGAAGAATTACTCGTATTGGAACAAGATGGTCTTATGCAAGACCTTTGAATATAACTGTAACTTACAATGCAGGATATTACGCAAGAGGTTCTGGTAGTAATCCAGAGTTACCAATACAATTTAAATCAGTAACTGAAAGGTCAGCAGCAAGAATACTCGAGTCAACATTAATTATTGCATCACAGCAAGAAGCTGCTGAAATAAAAGGACAGACTTCATCAGATGTTTCAAACTTTGTTCTATCTGATAGCCAGAGAGTAGGAGATTACTCAATAAGTTATCCAGGTGGTTTATCACTAAATGCTGCAACAGTATTAACAGCTAGTGACTTAACATTGTTAGCGCCATTTAGAAGGCAGTTCTTTGTATAATGCCAGCTCGCTTTCCTCGTAGGTTATTAATAGACACAGTCACTATACAACGTACTTCAGGTAGTTCTGTAGATGAAAGAGGTATAGAAAGTGAAACATGGGCGGACCAATCTTCTTCAAAAGCTAGATTAACTCTCATAAGCGAATCAGAAGATAGAGATGGAAGAAATACGGTAGTAAAAAATTATAATCTTGTTTTACCAGATAATGCGGATGTTAAAGCCTCAGATAGAATTTACGAACCATCTTCAGGTAAATACTTTGAAATAAACTCTATTTCAGAAGGTAGGAAAATGGATGGTGGTATTTACTACAAGAGTTTGAGTTTATTATATAGAGAATAACAATGGCTATTTTCAAAAGCCAGTCATCTGATACTTCAAGTGTCTTTCGTGCTAGAGGCACAATGTACAAGTCTTTAAGAGACACACCTTCATTTCAAGAAAAAGGCTATAGGTTTGCTTATAACTTAGGAACTTTTTCCGCTCTTACTGGTGCTAAGACTGGTGGAGTTAGAAGTAAGCTCTATGATTCATTAGATGCAAGAAACACAATGCGTTCCTTGACAAATAAACAAGTAGGAACTTCAAGGTCACTAGCAAGAAGAGGTTTATATAAAGTTGCTGCAAGAGGAGCTGGTATGGCTATGAATTCATTTCTCCCAACTGGTACTGGTTTAATAGGAAGATATTTAAGAGTAGTTGGTGGTAGAACATCTGCTAGAGCTTTAAGAGCTTTCGATACTAAAGTAAAAGGAATGCTTTATGGAGATTTTAGATTAGACGCTAAAAAGATAGACAAATATGTACAAAATCCAACATCTCAAGTTGGAATAGATTTTAGAAAAATACAATTAGCTATGCAAGCAATAGCTATAGCTAACGCACCAGACCCATATGCTGTTAACAAATATAATAGACAAAGAGGACAAATGGAACTGGGAGACGAAAAAGATGGCGTGCTCTCTTCATTTTCACTTCAGACAATGCCTGACGAAACAATAGAGTCTTTAATGTCTAGAAAAGATATTGTAGATATTATGGGTCAAAACGCAGTTCGTGGTGGTTATGGATTAGATAGAATGACAATCAATTCTCCTATTAATTCTTTTAGAAATGGAAGAATAAACGAATCATTATATGTTACCAATTCCAGGGGTTTGGGTAATGATATAAAGAGCAATGCTTTTTCAAGAGAAGGTAAAAGAGATTCCTTAGATTACTTACAAGAATTGAGAAATGATGATTTTATAAAAGACATATCAGAAGGAGTTGTCTATGGATTTGGAAGTCCTATTAATACATCTGAATCTGAGGTAATCGCAGAATTTGCAGCAAACATACTTGCTACTGCTGATAGGTATGGAGAGAATATAGAAGGTGCTACTACTTCAGACAATATGAAAATGATTGTTGCTACAAAAATACAAGAAATAAGAATGAGGCTAGGAGACCAAGCAGTAAATGAAATAGGTAAGATGACTGGTGTTCTTAGATATATTCATGGTGACGATAATGAAATAGCTAATCAAGGTAAAAGTTATAAAACAATTTCTAATAGAAGCTTAAACATATATGATAAAAATAATCCACGTTCTATTTCTCAAGACAAACTTGTTTATGATAAAGTTCAGCAATATGATGTAGAAGCGAAAACAGTTACAGAAATTACTACCGACCCATCTATTGACAAAGAAATCAGGAATCAAATAAGAAAACTTGGATATGTTCCACCTGAGTTGGCTTCTATTCAGCAAGGAACATTAAAAAGAGTTGAAACAAGAAAGAAAAGAGTTCCAAGGGTAGAAACTGTACAGAAAAGCATTCCTAGTAAAGTTGGAAATCTTAAATATCAAAAACAACAAATTCAAATGTTAAATGAATCTTTGATTAATAGAGAAAACTATTTAGAGCAAAATTTTTCAGACAATCCTCAAAGACATAACTATGTATCAAACAGAAGACAAATACAGTCAGCTATTCATGCTATGGACCCTGATTACAGTGACACTAAAGCTACAGTTGTTTATGCAGTCGGATTTGGTGGTAAAACAAAAAAAGATAAAAAAGCAAATGCTATAAGAGACGCTTATCAAATAGAATATGGTGGACCAGCTACTGACAAAAATAAAGTACTAACAAATAGAACAGATGCTTTTGTTTATACTCCATCTTTATTCATGTATAGAAGTGCTGTGGGTGCTGCAACAAAATTTGGCTTGGGAGTTAGCTCTGGTAGAAATATAGCTGGACATGTTGTTGGTGGTATGTCTAATTTAAAAATACCTGGTTCTACTTCTAATATGGATGTATTCATTAAGACTAGAGGAATGTCTGCACCAAATGCTAAGCAGAAAAAAATACTCGATGAAATATATGAAAAGTCTGTAAAACAAAATAACAATCCTGTTGTAAGAAATGGTCAAGTTCTTTTAAACAAAAATAAAGTACTTAGGAGCGCTTATGAATCTACAACTTTAGATTTACTTTCTGAAACTCTAGACGACACAATATTTGGTGGTGCTGATGTAATGAGGAGAATAAATAAAACATCATTTGGTGGCAGAAGAGGTTTTGAAAGAGTTATTGATGATGACGTTATGAACTACGACAGACAGATAAATAGATTCATGAAAGAGGAAGGTATATATAAACAAGGCATTCCTAGTACGCAAAGAGGTAATGAAATATTTGTTGGAATGGAGTTCAAGCCAGATGTAAATCTTGACACAAGAATATTTGACGTAGAAGAAGTACTAGATGAGGGTGGAAAAGTAGTTGGTCAAAAAATCACCAGATATAGATTTGAAACAGATGAATTTCCACAAGATGCAGATGGTAAAGCATTCTTAGTTGGTAACAGTATAAATAGATATACAAGAAAAAATGTTACTAGTTATGACTCTTTTGATATGAGTCAAACTGGTGTAGCAGAAGACTTAGACATATTAAAAGATATGGATATGTTACGCCAAAAATTCGGTAAAGATATTAAACCTGGTGACCCTGAATTCTTAACAGTTAATCTTAGGTCTATTACTAATAGACAGCTGCAAGCAGAACAATTTACAAATGAAATTAAAGATGAACTAAGAAGAACTCTATCTTCCAATATGGGTTTCAGTAATAAAGAGATAAACGACTTTACTGATAGATTGGCAAATAAAATTATAAAAGACTTGGAAGGAGAGGCTCAGATAGGTGGAATATTAATTACACCCCAAGCAGTACAAGTAATAAAAGAATCAACTGACCAAGCTTTAAAAAATATTGAAGCTGTAATTAAACAAACAGGTCCTTATCCATTTAACTACACACAAGGTAAAAGAGGTAGAAAGATTGTAGAAGATGGTAGAACTGGCGTTGATAAAATTACAGTTAATTTTGAAGGGCAAGCTGATAGGGACAAAGCTTTACTAGACGCATCTATAACTGCAAGAGGTATAGGTATGTTTTTGCTAGATAGTGATTTAGAAGATGTTGTAGTCCCATCTAATATGAAAGATGTTATTACCCAATTAAACTCAGGACAAATAGATTCTGCACAAGCAGCAGCAAAGCTAGCAAGAAAAGGTAAAGCACAAACAAGTATTTTTGTAAGAGATAATATTATTAATACTGAAGGTAATCCACTTCCTACACCAAAGGTTTTTGAAAAGAAGAGAAATAGAATTCCAAGAGGAACAACTATGGCTTCTTATGGTAAGTCTGGTGCAGGAAATTATAACTTTGAAACTAACAATGTAAACATAATTGGTAGTGACAAAGATATAGCAACTAAAGCAAGAGCTGATGTAAATAAATTCCAACTTAACAAAGGTAGCTTAAGCAAACAAATAGCATATGTTGAATCAGAGCTTAAGAGAATAGAACAATCTAGAGACATCAATAACTCAAAAAGAGATATATTACTTAAAGCTTCTTCAAGACCTGAAATAAAAGAAGCGTTTTATCAGTATATGCAAAGAGATACACTTCCTAAAAAACTAGGTCTAAATGGTAGAGACTTGAATGTTTTGAGACAATTCCTAGATGTTAAGTTCCCTACAGGAAACATTCGATTCAAGGATGATACTTTTGATGACCCAGACCTATTCGACGATGGAGACTCTTAATACAATAACTCTAGATTTATTCAACTAGTATAAACTTATGCCAAATACAAGAGACCAAAACCAACCAGCACCACCTGATGCGGAAATTATCGCAAGGCAATGGGCTTTAGAACAAACTAAGATTACAGACATATGTGGTACTAATGTAGCTACGAGATTACCTAGAGGGTCAAGCTTGCCTTTTCTAACGTTATTCAGGGCAGGCGGTGCATTAGTAAATCCAAGAAGCGACGTTCATATACAAAATGCTTTGATTCCTATGGAATGTTACGCAGGTAGATGGGGTGGTTCTGGAAATGACAAACCTTTTGCAGATTACAGCACAGCTATGTCTTTAGCAAATGCCGTTATTGAGTCTGCTTTCAACTATGCTAATGGGTATATAACTACAAGCGATAGTACTACTAGAGCTAAGATATATAGTTTTGAGATAGTTCAATTCCCTACAAGAATTGAAGAAGTTTCAACTGGTCTTGGCAGGTACTCAATTGCTTTAGCTATGACGTATAGAGGTGTATAGGAATAGATATGGCAAAGAATGAAAAGAAAGTTTTGGTAAAACTTAATCCACTATTTTCTCGCAATCAAGCGAGAGATGTAGTTACTGGTATTATGTTTAATCAAATTGATGCGAAGGAGATTGGAGAATCCGACTGGAATAGATTAAAGGATAAACAATGGTATCTCAAAGGAGATGCTTATCCCTTACTCATTTTAGTAGATTCAGAGTCTTCAGTGGAAGACAATGAACCTGAAGATGCTCAGTGGGAAGTCGACGTTGAGGATTCTCTCGAAGCCGAGAGTGTCTTGCAAGACAGTATAAGCGAAGAAGAATAACAGGAGATAAATTATGCCAAGCACAAATGGTACAATATCTGAAGTTATTGTTGGTACTGGTGTACTTTACGTTGCAGCAATATCCAATGACGGTAACGCATCTGGGGACTATATAGCTTTCCCAGCTGATAACTCAGGAGCATGGGCTGACCCAGCTTCTGACTGGGTTGACGTTGGATATTCTGAAGACGGCTGGACTCTTGAAATGGATAAAACATTTGAAGATATTATGGTCGCTGAAGAAATTGACCCAATTGCAACATTTAAGACTGCACAAGAAGTTAGATTAACTGGTGAATTAGCACAAGCATCTATGAGCAACCTTCAAATTGCTCTTGGTGGTGGTACTTTCACAGAAGATGATGCTGATTATGCATCAGGTTATGACAGCTTAAAACCACCTTCAACAGATGACTTTGATGAGAAATCATTATTGTTAATTGTTGACGGTCCTGCTGGTGCTGATAGACATGTAGAAATTCCACGTGCTATTAACGTTGGAGCTTTCTCTATGGCTCATCAAAAAGCCCCACAGAAGGTTGTAGTTGCAACTGAATTTAAAGTACTTAAGCCAAAGTCTGTACAATCAACAAATCAATTCTTAGACTTGTTCAGAATTGTTGATAATACAAACGATAGCGACGTATTTGACATTAACTAAAAATAATAATTATGGATAAGAATGGAGGTCGGCGTGGCTGACAATTATAAAGATTTCGACGCACTTGTAACAAATAGTGATGAGAAATTAGAATTTACAATGAGGGGTAAAGCATACTCTTTACCTGCACAGATACCAGCTAGAGTTATTTTAACTCAAATGAGATTTATGGATGAAACAGGCGTAGTGCCAACATCTGTAATTCCTGAATGGTTGGATGCTCTTTTAGGAAAAGATGTACTAGAAGAGTTGATTACGAATGGGGCGACATGGCCTCAATTAGAAGAACTTCTTACATGGCTACTAGAAAAATATGGTATTAGTAGTGATGAAGAATTAGAATCTGCAAATGAAGAAGGTGATGATAGCCCAAAATAAGTTTCTCCTTTAGAGACATATTTTATAGATGGTCACCAATAGTAGCGGATTTTAAAAGATTCTATAATATTGATAACCCAGCGTCTCTAAATTGGAGAATATTTATGGTATATCTTTCGTACTTACCTGTAGATAAGTCTCAATTTTATCAACCTATTTATAATGCTGCTGTAAATGGAGAAGAGTATACAACTCCTGAAGATACTTCACAACCTCAAAAAGGTTGGTGGAAGAAGGAACTAGACAGAAGACGAGGAAGAAATAGACCTCGTACTACAATGTCATTAGAACAATTTATGAATGACATGAATCAAAGGTAATTATGGCTAATACAGCAGGTATAATAGACATCAAGCTAAGGGCTGGCTTCGACAAAGGAGCTATGAACGGTGCTGTACGTGAAGTTGGTCGAAACATGCAAATGATGACCAACAGAATAAAGGAAGCACAGAAAGGAGTTCAACTTGCCACAGCAACTGCAATACTACCTTTAGGTGCTGCTTTAGCTGGAGCCTTTGCTTTTGGTGGTGCTGCCGCAGTAAGGTTTGAAGAACAATTTGCTGCTGTAAAGAAAACGTTAGATGTATCAGCAGAAGGTGCAGCTGCTGAAAAACAATTCAAGAATATTGCACTTCAATTAAGAAACTTAGCAAAATTTACACCTGCGAGCATAGCTGAACTAACTCAGATAGCTGCCGTTGGTGGACAGTTAGGTATATCCGCAGATGAAATAGTAAAGTTTACAGACACAATACAAAAGCTCACAGTAGCTACAAACTTATCAGCAGAACAAGCTGCTTTATCATTAGCAAGATTACAAAAGATTACTGGTTTAGCTTCTGGAGATATAGACAACTTAGCATCTGTAATTGTCAAGTTAGGTAATAACTTTGCTACTACTGAATCTGAAATTATTACTGCCGCTACTCAGATTGCTACTGCTACTGCTGGTACTGCTACAGAATTCAACAATGCTGCAACTGACGCATTAGCATTTGCTACTGCATTAAGAGCTGTTGGTCAGCCAGCACAAGCTGGTGCCACAGCTATTATTAGACTTACTCAAGTAGTGGATAGACTTGTAAGTATTGGAGGAGCAGATTTAGAAACGGTAGCAGCTACAGCTGGAATGACATCTGAGGCATTTCAAGAATTATCTGCTATAGACCCAGCTTTAGGATTAACTAAATTTATTGAAGGTTTGGGTGACATAGAGAAATCAGGCGGAGATGCTATAGCAATACTAGAACAAATAGGTCTAGGACAAATACGTACTAGAAGAGCAATCATGGCATTAAGTCGTGCTGAAGGTGACGGAGGTATGGGATTACTTACTGAAGCATTAGGTATGGCTAATACAGAGTTTGCAGAAAATACTGCTTTACTTACTGAAGCAGAAAGAAGATATGAAACTGTAGCTTCTCAGGTAAAAGTTTTAAGAAACATAGTAAACGAAGCAGGTATAACTTTTGGTGAAAAATTCTTACCTTCTATAAATAATGTTGTTCAAGCTTTGGCTAATGTTTTAACATCTGTCACTAACTTTGACAAAAGAGTTAAAGGTTTGCGTAATATAGGAATACCACTTACTGCGTTGGGAGCAACTGTTTATGGTGTAGTTACTGCTTTCAAAGCTATGACTGCTGGTACTTTAGAATATGCCGCTGCAACAAATATGGCTCGTTCTGGTGTAACTGGACTTACTGACGCACAAAATGCAATGCTTTTCCAATCACAAAGTAAAGGAATGGGAGGGTTGATGTTCAATCCTATGGGTGGTATTAAAACTGGTTTTGCTGGTCAGCAAGATATACAAGTTCCTATTACTAGAGGCCCTTTTGCTATAGGTCAAGCTGGTGAAGGATTACTAAAAGAAACCGTTACTGTACAATCTACAAGATTAAGTCAGTCATTTTTACAAACTAATGAAGCTTTAAAAAAACTTGCTAAAAGTGCTGGAACAAACAGAATACAATTTTTAAGACAGAACTTAGCTTTTAGAGATTCTGGAAAATTTTTAGAAAATATTACTAACGCTATTAAAAATTACAATGCAACTTCTGGTCAAACAATTCTATTAACAAATCAGCTTAGAGGTGGAATGATGGGTCTTGCACAAGCTGCTAGGGCAGTAGGTGTAGCAATAAAAGGTGTAGGTCTCGCAATAGGAAAAGCTTTAGTATTTATGGGAGCATTTCAATTAATATTCAGTGCTATAGAAAGAATTGGTGCTAGAAGAAGAAGCATGGATGAGTTTGCAAATAATATGAATTCATTAACAGAAAGTTTTATAGAGTTAGAAAAGTCAAGAACACAACTAGAAGCATTGGGTAATCTTAGAGAAAATTTGATTGGTGATGGAGCAGATGCAAAGACTATCGAAGCAGTAGAAGAAAAAATAGAATCATTAAGTAAATCTGTAAGAGGTATGCAAGCTGCTTTCAAATTGTCTGCTGGTGCTAATTTAGAAACTTTAGTATTTGGTCAGAAAGGTGGTAAAGGTTTAGAGAATAGACTTGAAAATGTTGCAGATGATTTTGGTTTAGACAAAGATGAATTAGAAAAGCAAATCTTTGGAGGCTTAAGTGAATTAGTCACAGATGTTGCATCAGGTAAAAAAACCACTGTTGGTGATTTAATTGAATCTGTACTGAGCACAGACTTTGGAGATGAAGAAATCAATAGAGCACTTACTAATATTGAGGAATCATTTGGGTTACTTAAAGCAATGCAATCAGGAGCTACAGTACCATTCCTCACTGGAGATATAGACATAGACGCTGGTCAAATAGATGAAGTAAATAGTATTCTCCGACTTTATAAAGATGTTTTTGATATAGTCCTAGACGATAAAATTATGAATTTAGCAGATAGTGACATCATAAAAGATTCAGCGATACTACTTCAAGGCAAAGCTAAATTTTTAAACGATGTTCAAGAACTATTAATAACTAGGGGTGCTATTACAGAAGCACAAAAAATCGATGCAACAAATGCACAAAATTTTGAAAGAGCACAGGCTTTAGTTATGAGAAATCTTGCCGAAGAAACTGGAACTGTCGAGGAAGTTATGGGAGACATGAATGAAGAATTTATGAATTCAGAAATAGCTATTCAATCACTTTCAGAGGCAATTGACGAGTCTCTATCTCAGTCATTAGAAAATGCAATAAACGGAATGCAACAATTACCAGAAGCAGCAAGAATTACTGCTATTGAATTTTCTAAAAACTTAGTAGAAAATCTTAAGATACAAGAACAGTTTGAAAAAGGAATACTAGAACTATCAGAAGTCTCTCCATTAGTAGCTAGACAATTAGCATCAGTAGGACCTGAAGCAATGAATGTTCTTAATGACTTTTTAGCAGCACCTATGATGGCAGGTTCATTAGAAGAGCAACTATCTAAAGTTGTGGGACCTGAACTTGCTCAACAAGCTGCCAAGATGATTAAAGATAATAAAAATGAATTTGAAGAAGCTGGTGAAGACTTAGGAGATGGAATAGTAAAAGGTGTTAAGGATAAAGCACCTGAATTAACTCAAACATTTACAGGCGTTATAGACGATGCAATACAGGAGATACTATATAAATATGGAATCAAATCTCCATCTGAATGGACAAGAAAAAATATTGGACATGCTTTAATTGATGGAATAATTCTAGGTATTCACGATAGACAATCAATGCTAGCTAAAGAATCATCTAATGCATTAATGGGATTATTTAGTGGATATAGAGATGACTTAAGAATTTATACAGATTTCAAAGATGCACAAAGAGGTGTAATACAAGCGCAAAGAGCGGAGCTACAAACACAAATAGCCTTAAATTCTGCTCGTAGAGATGCTGCTTCTTTCAACGACAGATATCTTAAAGGTCTAAAAGAAGTAGCAGAACTCGAAATAACAGGTAGAAAAGGTGTTATAACTCTTGATGAAGAAATTAGTTTACTTAGAAAAAAAATATCTTTAGAAGATAAAATCAAGAAAGCAGGTGGTAATAAATCTGCTCAAGAACTACTAGAAATACAGAGAGCCGAAGAAAATATACAAGACTTACGTGCTATGGGTGCTAAAGGAGTTATCAGTAATCTCGAGCTTCAAGCGGCGGAAGAAAGATTAGCAGCTTTGAAAGGTGAAGACATAACAGAAGATGAAAGAAAATTAGCAATTTTAGAATTGACTGCTACCGAAAGAGATTTAACTAAAGCAAGAGAAGAAGCTTTAGAAACAGATGATGCCTTGATTAGCGCAAGACAGAAAGTAATAGACTTAGAAAATGAAAAACTATTACTTGATAGCAACTTGAAAATATCAGAAGATAATATGGCTTCCGCAAAAGAAAGAACAGTAGATGCACAACTTAAATACAATGAGGCACTAGCTACTCTTAATCAAGAAATAGCTTACGACGGAGAGTTTTTAAATAATCTATCCAATATTGAAACTATGTATGGTGGTATATCTGGTGCTGTAAATGAAGTTATAGCAGCACAAAACACATTATTAACAACCGTTCTTTCAACTACCCCACAAATTAAAGAAGCACTAGCTGAGACTCTTGGACAACTCAAAGGTGGTGTTATGGAAATGGGTATATACATGGCTACCTTAACTAACTTTATGGGTTCAGGAGAATACAATACTTTCATGAATGCCTTAAGTGACCAATCAGGTAAATCAACTACAGCAGGTACTTTTGACTCTGGAACTTTCCAAAATTTTCATACAAACTTTAGAGACTATTTCAATTCACTTATGCCCACAGAACCATTTGTTCTACCTGATTATGGTATGGGTGGAAGGGTTAAGAAATATAAATATGGTGGTCGTGGAGACCCAATGACTCGTGCTCTTGTTGGTGAGTATGGACCAGAAGAAGTGAAGTTTATTCCTGGAAATGGATTTATGGTAAAACCTTTAGGTACTGGAAAATCTGGTACAGTAGTAAATAACTTAAATGTAAATGTTACTGGAGTTCCTTCAGACCCAATATCTGCAAGAAAGGCGGCGGTTCAAATTAGTAAAGCACTAAAGAAGTTAGATAAAGAGGGTTCATCTGGTACAGGTCTTAGGAGAAATTAGTGGCACATCAAGTTCACATAGGTAGATTAGATATCACTTCTCCTGCATCATTAGATTTTTCTGGTGGTGGTGGAGATAGGCAATTAAGAATACAAGGAAAGATTGCTGAAACAGATTTAGACACAGTCAAATATATTAGAGATGAATTAGTTTCTATGGCACAAGCTGGAGTATATGTTCCTTTTAGATACGATGGAGATTCTACTTTTGACGGATATGTTTACTTAACTGATAGCTCAGTAGATATTGCAAGGTATTCAATGGGTGGATTTAATTACTCATTAGATATGGAATACTTAGGAAAGGTAGGTGAAGTTGTAAAAGAGTCTGTGTTAACAGGAAAGCTATTAGATAATGCGCATTCTATTACATCTACATCACAACAGTTTCATAGTCCACCAGGAAATCATTACAACTACTTTCACCAAAGTAACCCAACAGATGGCACTAGAGTTGCTGGAGATTTAACTACAACTACTGCTAGCGATACAGTTACAATGAGAATAAAAAGAGATAATAATCTTAGAGGAAGTAATGCACAGTTTCATGTTGACCCAGCAGACTTTTATAAAGGCTCTGTCAGGATAACTACTGACTCTCAAGTAAGAAATGGCTTAGCATCTCCTAATGTGTCAGCTGGTGCAATACTTGAAAATGGAATTGTTAAAATTAGAGTTGGCTCAAATACTACACAATCAAGAATTGTTTCTTATTTGTGGGATACAACTAGCTATGGTAGTGAAACAGAGTGGGCAATACACAGAGGAACACCATCTGGTTCTAATCAGCTAGCTACTGAATTTAGAGGTTGGAAAACTATACAAATATTAAGAAATACTCCAGAGCTTGGAATTATTAGATTAACTTCTCACTATCAAGCTAGTGGTCAAGATAGACTTACATTAGACATTTCTTTAAGAAGAGGTGCTCACCATGCTTCATTGATATTAAATCAATCACCTATAAGTTCAAGATTAAATATAAGTTTAAGTGAAGACCCTTCATCTGATGCAGACACTGCAACAGGTTATATAAAAGCAGGTGCAGTTGATGATGATGGTAACAAATGGTTACTTGGTTCACCTTCTTCATTTACAGAAGATTTAGTCAGAGGTTTAATTTATCCTACTTCTGGTGGTACACAGTTAAAAGCTTTTATAGGATATGAATTATATGAATCAGACTTATCAGTGTTCTCACAAAATACAGGTGACAGCGTAAGAGACCAATACTTAGATAATGTATCTGAATACTGTAAGGTGGTGAAAGCATGAGCGTAACTGAAAAGTTGATGGCTCCTGGAGTCTTCAATGTATCTTTAGATATAAACCTTGTACCTAACTCTATTATAAATAGCATTGAACCGTGGGAACATGTGGTCATTATGCCAGCGAGAGTTTCAGAAGATGAGTTAGATGATTCTTCTATGCTTAGTAGTGCAGAGTATGTTGGTATTATTAATCAGCTTTCTATAGAGGAAGAAACAGTAGAAATAGAAGGTGCTGGTTTAGTTTCATACTTAGGTGATAACGATACTAGAGGATTGCCTGTGGCAGAGAAAGGTGGGTTATCAGCTAAAAGGTCTTATCAAGAAAAAACATTATCTTATGTTTTAGATAATGATACTGGTTCACCATTTGGATTACTTAGAGAAGGAACAGAAGGAAAGAAAAGAGCTATTAGAGCGGGAACAATTACTAACCCTACCAAAGAAAACACAAAACTTTTAATGAACTTTGAAGGCATAGATGGTGCCACAACAACAACAGATGGTTCTGATACAGATAATACATTTACATTTTTGGATAATGCCGAAATATCTACAGATGAAAGCAAATATGGAAGTAGCTCTCTATATCTATCTGGTGAATCAGACCATGTATTAATTGATTACAAAGATGAATTAAATTTAGATGATAGAGATTTTACAATCGAATGGTGGGAGTATAGGTTAACTCCGTGATAGTATGCCACAATTTGATTTAACTAACGCAAGCTTATCTGCATCAGGTTTAACTAAAATAAAAGATGCTGAAAAGTTTATACCATTCGTATATGACGATGGCTATCCAATAATATCTGTAACAGGTGTTGACTATGAAGATAATGATTCTAAACCACCTTCTGCTTCAACGAATTACATATCTGAATTTTACGGAAGAGTTCCTTATGAACCTGGTTTTCATACAAAGATAAGAGGAACATTAACGATTGGTTACGGTACAACCTTTGATGGTAAACCATTAAAAGATAATTTATATCATCAAGTTTACACAGACGGTATAGACATTGGTGGAACTACATATACTTTTCCTGCTGAGTTTACAGAAGCACATGCTACAAACTCTACTGGTGGTTTCTTTAAAGACAGTGGAGGTACTCAACAAACTGGTAAAGCAATAAGGATTAAATATACAGGTGATGATTCCTCTGATAGTAATATGGTATTCTCTGAATCTTTAGCTGAAGATTTACTTCAAGATAAATTAGCAGCATCTGTCGCAAAAGTTAAATCGGTGTTTAGTGGACATGAAGATTCATTTCCTTATGACACAACTTTAGCTCAACAACATTTTGATATGATGGTTAGTCTTTGCTTCCATCAAGGTACAGATAGTTTTGAATATTCATACTTTGTTTCTTTGTACAAGGATGTTGATGGAACTTCTGTAAGTGCTATTGCAGACTTAACTGCTTATAATGACGCAGCATACGCAATAATGTGGTTAGCATCTGTTGGTTACGATGGAACGTATTACTGGGTTCAACCTCAAATAGATAGAAGAAATAATGATATTGATGAACTAGTAGGAACAGACGCTTCAAGAACATTCCCTACTGGACTCAATCCTTTAAATGACCCAGACTGGTATCAAGGTGTAGAAATATCTACTGACTACTTTTCTGATATTAAAAACACTGACTTTGGTTTAGATGGTTCCTTAGGTGCATTTAATTCAAGTAAGAGAACTATAGTAAGTGAAGAAACATTAGATGCTATAACTCCTTCTGTTGATTTTCACACAGGACCATTGTCTGCTTTAAAGCAAGTTGATACTGGAATTGACTTTGCAGATATTTATACAGGTAATAGGTCTATATACGATAGCGAACCAGGAAGTTCAACATTCTATCAGAACGACCCTCTGTATCAAAAATACTATTCAAAGTTTTGGCAACCGAATGAAAAGTTTTATCATGGAAACCAAGTTTCAGCATCACCTAGAAGTGCAACAAAACATGGTGCAGTATTTGCAACTAATCCCGATGGACAAACTCCTGCATTCATATTAGGTCTGAATGAAGATGGAAGTGGAACTTCTAAAGTGTATATGCGTAGTACGCTCGGACAAAGCTCTATATCAAACAATGTTGATTCTGGTATATGGGATATTGCTGATGGTAAATCATTAGGAACGATTGACTATGGTCAATGGAATCACTTTGCAATTACTAGAAGTGGTAATGTATTTAGAACATTTAAAAATGGAACTAAGGTTTCTCAATGGACATCTAACAAAGCTTTAACAAGAAATACTAGAGATGGAACTCTTAAATTTTCAATAGGTAGGTCACAGGGAGCTGATTACTTTTATGGATATATTGATGATTTTAGAATTACTAAAGGCTCTGCGTTATATACAGAGGATTTTACAGCACCTTCATCAACACTAAGTACAACAAGTACTACTGGTCTTTATAATGGCGACCATTATGTTGAGTCTGTTTATTCTGCAATAAATAAAGTATCAGAACAATTAGGTACAGAATATAGAATAAATACTGATGCCACATTAGATGCTGGCCTTAAAGAAGTATTATTTCAAGGACATGGTTCAGATGAACCACCTGCAATTATAGTTAGAGACACATCAGGTGAAGACCCAGCAATAGTTGGTTTAATACCTGAATCTATTACATCTACATTCGATGCGGAAGACTATGTTTCTGGTGTAGAGTTATTAACACAAGCTGAAGGTTCTTCTCAATCAGCAGACCACGCAGAAGCTTTTGATGAAAATACACCTTACAGAGATTTATATGGTGCTCCTTTAGAGAGGGTACAGTTCATAGGTGAGAACGACATACCTAATGTGCAAAGACAATCTAGAGCACAAGCTTATCTCAATGAACTAAAGAAAATTAAAAAGACTTTAAGTTTATCACTTGAACAATACGAGATTCAAGGTGACTTCAATATTGGTGACATGATATATGTCTATGACCCAGAGATTAAGTTTGAAGATACAGAAGCAAAAAGAATAGAAGATGGTAGAAGTTCTTTACATGAAGTTGCATATCGTGGTCAAATCATCAATCCTGAGAAAATAAGAATAACTGGTATTACATGGCCTGTTAAAGATGGATATGGAGTTTATCTAAGAAAAGTAAGAACTACTGCACCTTATAGAGTTGAATATATTGACTTAACAGATTATGTATCTTGGGAATCAGGAAACACACAGCTAGACATTGGTGACTTAGACAAACGATTAGGAGAAGATTTAAGATTTAGTTCTGCTGTTACAGGTATTACTACTGGCAACAGACAATATGCACCACTTAGACCTAAGCATCCTGACACAGGAGTTGAAGGAGATTTAAAACTTACATCTGCAACACTTCAAGATGCACAAGGTCGAGACAATGCAATAATATTTGTTGAATGGGAAGAACCAACGTACGATAATGGGACTCCTATACAAAATGGTTTACAGTATCAAATTCAATGGAAACCTACTAATAGTTCTGGTGAATACCAGTCTTCATTTGTTAACTGGAATACAGATAACAACTTTACAATAGAAGG